TGTTTGATTTAATTAAGAAATTCAAAGCAAATTTTTAATCTTTTTTCTTCTTTTTACCTGAAAGATACTTAGTAGTCTTTTCATGAGCCTTCTTCAAGTATTCTTCCCAAAATAGTTGGATAGTTACGTGCAACCACACAAATGGAGTTATCACCCACATCCATATTAAAGCACAAATAGCTAGAATCCATAAAAAACATTTAATTAAAATATTCTTTAAAGGATAATAACAATAAGAAAATATTTTAAACATTTTTAAATATCCTTTTAAAAACCTTTTAGGAAACCCTATAAGGTTATTCTTAAACGTCAACTATCGTTTAAATCAAAAAAAATAGGAAAGGATACCCTCCGTTACAGAGAGTATCCATCCAAATTACTTTATGCATCATCCTTACACAAAAGATTAAATTGCATAAAGAAATTATCTATCGAAAAGATTTTCGAGTGAATCCATACTTAGAACTGTGTCTTACAGTTTCGTCTGCCGTCTGAACAACCATCTTTTTGCCAGTTACTTTATCCACAACAATCTTTCTCGGATTACTAGAATATTTAGGAGTTTCTTTCTGAAAGTTATTGATATTAAACTCTTTTTCTAAAGCACTCTTAACTTTCTTCAACTTCTTACTCCCTTTCTTTTTATCACCATGTTTAAATCTGTAAGGAATTGTTCTCATGCTAAATAACACTCCTCTGGATCAACATTCATTCCATCTCCAGTTCTGTGAAAAATTCCAAAAGTATAATTATTAAATTGACTTGTTATCAAATATTGACCTATATTATCTTTATATAACTTATAATTATCATTTTGCCAACGAACTTCTTTACCCTCATCCATTGCTATAATCAACTCTTCTCTACTCATTTTGTTTCTCTCTCTTTATAATATCTGTATATAGATCCCACAGCTTCCACTGCAAGCTCTAACTCTATTTTATTAGACTCTAGTTGACTCCATAAATCATACAAATTATTTTTTAACTGTTCGTATTCATTTACTTCTTCTAATATCTGTTCAGACATAATTGAGTCCATATCCATATCTAACATTTCTTGAAGTTCTTTTTGTTGAGCATTAAAGTATTCTTTATCTTTAATCTCTTTTACTCCCTTTAGATTCATCTTTTCTCTCTTTCCTTCTAAAATAAATTCTATAATTTTCACAAGCATAATTAGGATAACCATGTGGAAAATCTTTATAAGTATATTCAGGCTTTAACTTCTGACCTCGCTTAATCATCTGCCAATCCTTTTTATTTAAATACTTTTCGAGAAGTCTAATGAACAACTTTCCTTCTCGTTCATCTTTTGGAATTTGCATAAATATATATGGTGAGATACTTTTAGGTTCTTTCATATCTGCTAAATTACCAACAAGTTCAACGACTTCCTCCGATAAAGTATTTATCTTTTTGCTTACGTATTCTTTAACCCAACTCATTTTATTAAAGCCTCTTGTTTTAAAACTCTAATTACTCTATCAATATTATCCATCATTTTCCTTGAATAATGCCTTGATTCAGCTACTTCTTTAATATCGTACATATTATCTAAAAGTTCTCGAATAACTTCTTCTGATATTTTTACAAGCATAATAACTCCCTTAATTTATTTACAAAAATTTCTTAAAAACTTACAATCAGATGTTTCTTGACATACTTTTTCATGTTTAGCATTTTCCCAACAATTACCACTAGGTAAGTGCATCTTCCAAAACATATCCCATGTACCCATAGAAGTAAATAAGATTATTGCTGGAAAAACAAGCATAAAAATAACAATATACAAAAATGCCCATCCAAATCCTTTATTATGATAAGCTTCCATAATTACCTCATACTAAATAAAGATTTAACACCATCATGAGTCATACCTCTTGAAAATATAACCCATTTAATTCCTTGAGCTTGTAGCCAATTAGGATAATGTTCTTGAATATAATCATTAAAACTAGTTCCAGTAGTCCAAATGTCATCACAAATTAAAACTGGATCACTATTAGATCTTGTAGAAAACTTGTCTAATTCTTGAGCTAGTGGAATTCCACCTCTAGGAATACCTTCTGCTCTACACCAATTTTTAGTTTCTTTTTCTCTAATAATACGTGCTAAACATTTCCATTCTTCTTTAGAAATAGCATCACACTCTATCTTCCAATTTAATTCTAAACCTGCATGACTAGTAAACTTACCCCATTGAAATAGATTAATCTCCGACACTGTACTCATCCTCATCCATTTCTAATATATCATAAATTTTATCTAATGTATCTTGACCACCTTCAGTAAGTCTTTCGTAATCAAAATACAAATCTGATATTAAACTTTTAATCTGGAATATATCCTCGTTCTCCATTTATTTCTCCTATAAAATACTCATATTGACTGTCCCAAGTGAAAGTATGATCTTTTCCCTGATATTTTAAAACTAATATATTATTGGTTTGATCAAATGTACTTTCTCTTTCATTTATTGAAATTGGATCTTTAGATTGATTTGTTGGATAAAAAGTAAAATAATAATCTTCTTTAAGCTTTGTCATTTTCTATTTCCCTAACTCTTATAATATCAGTACTTTCTATTTCATAATCAAATACTTTATCATCATCTAATTCACCATATAATTCAGCTTCATCATAAGAATGTTCATTATATACAAGATCACTGTTAACTTCAACGTCATAATGATATATACGAGTCTCTGCAGTGGTCACACGATATTTCTTTAATTTTTCTGTCACTTAAAACTCCTTCATTAATATTTTAGGCTCTCCTAAAGTTATATATTTAATTTTATAAGGATTAGCTCTCTTCTTTATAGATGGAATATAATGTTTAGCAATGACAACTACACTTAACATTGGATATGCTACAAAACTCTCTGTATCAATATTCATCCATCTATGAATAGAATTAGGTCTTTCTCCCATTTTTCTAGTTAAATTCTCTATTATGCCTGGGTTTTCATCTGTAAAATAAATTACATCTTGAGTATTACTCCAATAATAATCTATTAGCGACTCAGTAAATTCATCTAAACCATAAATAGCCATGCGACCTAAATGACCATGTGTTTTTAAGTAAGCTTTATTTACATCTAACTTAGTTGGTTTAAGATGAATTTTTTTTTGAGTAGCACTTTTTACAGGTTTAACTTTCACTGTTTTCATCAGATTCCTCAATATTTTCAATATCTTTCATTATATCTTCATTGGCATATTCCATGCCATCTTGAAAACCAATCGAATGAGCCATTGCTAAAAGCTCTACAACTGGAGTATTAAGAACATCTGCAGCATTCCAATCATCAAATAAACTATCACAAAATTTATTAAAAGCATCAACTACAATAGCTTCATGTCTCTCTGTTTCAACACTATATTCTTCTTCCATCAATGCTTTTCCTTTCTATTAGCAGCATCCATTTCATCTGTTAAAGCATCTCTATAACCACGATCATAACCATCTTGATCACCATCACTAAGACCTTGTTGATAATACTCTTCTCTTATGTCTAATTCTAAATTATCTTTAGCATCTTCGTAAGCAGCTTCGTAAATCTCCATCATTAATTCGTCTAATGTTGTAAAACATTTAGGGGCAATCCTATCGCCCCATTTAACGTTATATATTCTATAATTTTCAAAGACTTTATTAAAATGATAAAGACTGCCTTTGTTTGCTTTACTGTGTCTCCAGTATTTTTCCATTTAATTCTCCCCAAATGGTAATTTCAATAAAACCCATCCAGTCTAAAGCAATAAGCCCTAGCCATAATATCATTAATTTAATAAAAATAATAACTAATACAGCTAGGTTTGCTCCAATGGTTCTTCCAATTCTTTCTTCTAATTTTTCTATTTTACTCATACTATTTCACACGCTCCTCCTGTACAAGCTAATGTTTGTGAACCCTCAGTATTATCTTCTTCTTCATATCGATCTAATTTCTTAAAATCAATATCTTTAGGAAATTTACTTAACGCTTCTTCATATTTAAACTTACTAACAGCTGTATAAGGTGCTTGTTCGTAAACATGATCTGAATAAGGCAAAAAGGAAATACCAGTAATACTATCAAAGTTCCTATAGACCCAATGACCGACTTCAAGCCACTCATCTGGTTTTACATACACAGTAACTGAAACTGAATGTTCAGACCACCATGTTTGAAACTTTTTCCAATTTTCTAATTGTTCTATGGCTGATTGATTGTTTGCCATAACTGCTCCATCTGGAGATTTCATTGGAAAGTAAAATATTGTTGTTTTATTAGGATTCATTTTATCGGCTTCACTTGGAACACCTTGATCTATCATCATATCAGTGATTGGATCATGATTTGCTTGTCTTACAGATCTAATATAATAAGGAGCAAATCTACCATGAATTCCTGATGATGAATCTACTAATTGTGAAACAGTTCCACTTGGTTTAACTGTTGTAATAGCAGCAGCTTGTTTTATACCAAGTTTCTTTGACCATTCTTTATTTGTTTCAATGGCTGTATTTCTTAATTCGGAAAGTTCATAAGAACCAACACCTCTTAAAAATTCACAATCTTGTATTCCAGTTAATGAAACACCTAACAATCTTTCGTCTTCACAATTCTTTTTCCATATTTTTCGTACATAATGAAAATTAGTTAAAGACGCTTGCCATGTACCTAATATAGTTGCCAGTCTAACTTTGTCTTTTAAATCAGGTAGTTGATCGCCTGGTCTACAGACTACTTCCGATAAATTACAAAGTTGTTGAGATCGTAATAATATTTCTGCACAAGGGTTAGTTCCTTGAATTTTATCAGCTTTTCTACGACCACTAGCATTATTATTTCTTGCACCATATCTAGAGAAGATACCTCTTTCTCCAGATCCAGATTTAATTAAAGACAACCACTCTTCCATGAATACTTCCATTGAAGGTTTGTTATCATAAATAGCAGAATTATTTGCTAAAGCACGTTGACCTTCGGTTTCATACCAAGTTCCAGATTTAGCTCCTCTAATTTCAGGGTCTCCTAAATCAGATAAACTAATTAAAGCAGATCTTCTTACTCCACCAACTACTACGACTTCGGCTATTTTACAAACTACATCATGTACTTCAAGTGCAGTTAATTTTCTACCTTTAGCAGCTTTAAACTTTTTTGTAATAAAATCAAAGAGTTTCATTAAAGGCTCAGGACCACTAGCCCTACCACCCATGGTTTTTAATCTAGCACCTTCAGGTCTAATAGCAGAATAATCCCACAAATGAATATTTCCAAGATATAAATCGGCTATTAATTTACGTAATGCTTTTGCCCAACCTTCAGCAGAATCTTCTACTTCGATTGTTCTTTCAGTTTTATTAAAAACATCATTTACAATAGGAAGTTTGTTAACAGATTCAGCTTCAACTGAAAAACCTACACCTGTACCAGCCATTAAGATAAAAAGAATTTCATCAAATGCTCTAGGATGATCCATTGCAATAAAACTACAATTATAACCCCTAAAGTGATTTTTCTTTAAAGCTTCTCCTGCTGACCACATACTTCTCATAGAGGGCATAACCTCTTTATTAAGAATAGCTTCTCTTACTTCAGCGAAAACATTTTCTCCGACATTAAAATCAGATAGCTCTTCTCTCCAAAAAGATATGAGTCTATCTACAGTCTCGTACCAAAGCTCACGACGATTCCAATCGTCTAAATACCTTGAATAACGAGAAAGATGGATAAAATCCTCGTATGCTTGCATTATTTTTTAACCTTTCTTTTTCTTTTTCGTTTTCACCCAAGCTTCATTTTCAGGTGTGTTAGGATCATCTCTTACAAAATGACCATCTTTATTTCTAGCTCTAGTTAGATAGACTTCACCTTCATCTTCATTAACTTTTTGTTTAGGTTTTGTGTTATCTCCATAATGAGCTTCCCAAGCTTCTATTAAAGATGCTTTGTCTGACTCATTAACCATATCTCTTAATATGGCTTCCAAGTGAGCTTTAGTTGGTAGTTTTGGTAATATATCATCGTGTTTCAATGTACATATCCTCTTCTCATAGTTTCTAATTCAAAAATATCATTAGCAAGATTTTCCATATAAATTTTATGTTCTAAACCTTCCTTATTGATACTTCCATTTAATCCATCTAAAAATTCATTTATACCTGGACCTAATTTGTCTCGATCTACATGACGACTCATATTATAGATCACAGATAAATAAACTACTTCAGATGGTATTTTCTTCATAGTCATATTTTAATTTCTCCTGATTCAATTTTTTCAAAAGATTCATCCGAACCTTGTTGTAATCTACCAGTATCAAAACAATAATGCATAGTTCCAGATGGACCTGTTAATCCTGTATATCTACATTTCAATACTTTAGTTTTAATAGTGTTTCTAACAACTTCATTCTCAGAACTAACGTCTCTCGCAAAAGCGATAATATCCATAGAGATTTGTTTAATTGAACCACTACCTCTAATATCATCCATTGAAGGTAATTTACCATCTTCAAAAGATTTACCTGCAAGGTCAGTCTTTCTTAAATGTGATATTAAACCAATCCATACGTTATGCTTTTTAACTAGTCTTAATAGATCATTCATAATCTTATCTATTGCTTCATTACCTTTTAATCCTTCAGTTCCTTCCGAAGCTAATATAGTAATATGATCAATAAATAAATATTTAGCACCACTAAGGCACATATATTCTAAATAATTCATAATTGAACCATCAGAGATAGAACCTTGATGATCTAATACTAAAACTCTATTAGATCCAAATATTTTATCAAACCCAATTTTAAGTTCTTCTATTGGAATTTCTTCTTTAGCAGGATTTTTGGATATAGCCATACCTGCCATTTTTCTAGCAGTTTCAGCAGGTGATTCTTCTAATGAAACAATTCCAATATTATCTTCTGTTTTATTTAAAAGGTCAATAGCAATTTCTCTTAATAAAGTACTTTTGCCAGAACCAGTACCAGAAGTCCAAAGTGTTATTTCTCCGAATCTCATGCCTTTAAGTTTTTTATTAAGCCCTTCCATGTATTCTGGGTATGGAACTGATTCAATTTCGTTATAACCTTCAAGCTGAGACCAGAGTTGATCTTTAGTAAGTATGCCAGCAGGTGTGTAACTACTAGCGTTATAAATAATAGAGCAAACCGAATTAGGCTCTTTAATCCATTGATCACTTGCATCTTTTTCGGTACTCTTAGCGATTTTAACTTTATCATAACCAATTATCCTTGCTGCTTCTAATGTTGCCTTTTCTCCAGCATCGTCTTTGTCAAACCAAAGAACGACTTCTGAAAAGTTTCTTATCCAATCTCTATATTCTATTAAATCTTTAACAGAAGATGCAGATCTTAAGGAAACTACAGGATAAAATTGGTTATACTTTTCATACCAAGCCGATTGGATTGCCATTGCATCTAATTCGCCTTCGGTAATTGTTAATCTATTTCCACCAGTATAGTTATTTTGACCAAACAAAGATTTCTCAATATTTCCTACACTGGAAAATGTTTTAGGTAATGTTCTTTTTTTAAAAGCACACAGTTTACCATTTTTGTAATAAGGATAATAGTGAGTATCTATTTCACCCTCAGTATTATATCCTACTT